GTGAAACTAAACGCCCGGCAGGTGGACACCGCCAAACCTAAAGATAAGCCTTACAAGCTGGCTGATGGTGGTGGTTTGTATCTCCTGATTAAACCTAATGGCGGCAAATACTGGCGGCTCAAGTATCGTGTAGCCGGCAAAGAGAAGCTGTTAGCGCTGGGTGTGTATCCTGAAGTCACATTGGCCGATGCTCGGGCAAAACGTGTAGAAGCCAAAAGGGGTATCGCTGGGGGTATCGATCCTATGGAAGCGAAACGGGAAGAGAAGATCGCCCGCGAAACGCAGTTAAACAACACCTTCAAAGATATTGCCCTTGAGTGGCACAGCAGCAAACTAAAAAAATGGTCTGCTGGGTATGCTTCAGACATCCTGGAGGCTTTCAACAAAGATGTGTTCCCTTACATTGGCAAAAAACCAATAGCTGATATCAAACCGCTTGAACTGTTGAATGTGCTGCGGCGCATTGAGGGGCGCGGCGCTACAGAAAAGGCCAAAAAAGTTAGGCAGCGCTGCGGGGAAGTTTTCCGTTACGCAATAGTCACCGGCCGTGCTGAGTATAACCCCGCTCCGGATCTCACCAGCGCCATGCAAGGGCATGAGTCCAATCATTATCCTTTCCTCACACCGAAAGAATTGCCTGATTTCTTCAAGGCGTTGTCAGGATATACAGGAAGCGCTTTAGTAGTTTTGGCCGCTCGTCTGCTGATTATCACCGGCTTGCGTACCGGCGAACTCCGCGGGGCATTTTGGGATGAAATCAATATCAGTAAGGCGGTCTGGGAAATACCAGCCTCACGCATGAAAATGCGTCGCCCTCATGTGGTGCCGTTGTCCAGTCAAGCTCTTACGCTTATTGGCCAGCTCCAAGAGCTAACAGGCAATTACCCGCTTATGTTCCCTGGCCGTAACGATCCGCGAAAAACAATGAGTGAAGCCAGCATAAACCAAGTCTTTAAGCGGATTGGCTATGACGGAAAAGTCACCGGGCACGGTTTCCGGCACACTATGAGTACCATCCTGCACGAACAGGGCTACAACACCGCGTGGATAGAAACGCAGCTGGCACACGTCGATAAAAACTCTATTCGAGGGACGTACAACCACGCTCAGTACATAGACGGCCGGCGTGAAATGCTTCAGTGGTATGCCGACTATATGGAAGCGTTGGAAAACGGCGAAAATGTAGTGCATGGAACGTTTGGAAAAAGCGCTTAACTGTATGTATAGACAGTGCTAATTGACAGTAGTAGACTTCGGTAGAATAGAGAAATAAAGGCCATGCCTAGGCTGATCACCGAAAACCAGTACACCTCTGCTGGCTGGCATAGCCTCTAATAAGAGGATGTGAGGTGGCGTGATGAGTGAGAAGCCGGATTACTGTCCTGACTGGTTTGACTTAGAAAATTACCGCGTATGTGAAAGTTACACCAGAAACCACTGGTGGAAGTCGATCATGATTCGCAAAGTTGTACTGTATAACGGTATTAAAGATGACGTGGCGAACGGCATCAGTAAAGATTTCCTATTACAATCGTTAATCCATCTTTCCAAAAATAATGAACTAATTTTTAAGGGACAAGATGTTATTGAGAACTCCAGTATTGACGAGATGGGAATGTTTGACTTCATTGATCTCTATGCCGAGTTATACGAGCAGTCTCCTGAAGTTATGAACGGCGTCAATGACATGCTTAAAAAGCATTTCGATAAAAGAGATGAAGTAATTAACAGCATAGATACGTTTTGGGATGACTTTGAGCATGACGTTAACTCTAAATCCGGCATGGATCTGTATTCACCATTGAGTGAAAATTATCAAGGGATAAGGAAATTTATTACCATAGATTTCAATAATAATGACGAAAAAATAATGCGTGATTTTTCCAATTGGCTAGCAAACGAAAGGAAAATCAACAATGAGTTAAATAGATCTCAGAAAAAAACTGATAATGACCTCAAAAAATTACATGAGTACAGAGTATTGCCATTCATAGACTTGTTTTTCTGGGGAGAAATCACAGGCATTACACTGACTCAGTACCAGCTGGCGCAGTTGCTCTTTCCGAATGAGTTTGAGGTGGATATCAAAGATCGCCTGAGGTCTGTGACAAGGCCGAAAGCCATGGAGTTGCTTGAAAGTCGCGTTGACCCATTCATGTAATAGATTTTTGCGATTTCCGTTCCGCCCCGAAAAGATAAAAATTTTACCCCGATGCACAATTCATAAGCTCGTGCTCCGGGGTGAAATGAGCTTTCTGTAGTCTCTTCTAAACAACGTCATTTCAATTTAATTTCTCCTGAAATCTTTAGACGTCCAGTGATGTCTATTTTGGTACAAAGGAGAAAACATGTCTGAGAACGTACGATCTTTTATCCGTTTGCCGGAAGTGATGCGTAGAACTGGTTATAGCAAGGCATGGCTATATAGATTAATTAATCAAAATCGTTTTCCAAAGCCAGTGAAGATTGGTGAACGCGCAATTGCATTCGTAGAGGGTGAGATTGACGATTGGATAACTCAGCGTATTGAAGCTCGCAATGCTGTAAACAACTCAAAACCTCAACTGTAACTTAGCCCGGGAAATTTATTATGACTAACAAAAATGCCCTAGCCGGGCAGGGTTTCGCTCAACCTGAAAACAGCAGCGATGATATTTCGGTCATTAAATTTGAGGCCGCGAAAGTGCGTATTGTTAAGATCAACGGTGAACCGTGGTTCGTTGCAAAAGATGTTTGCGCGGCGCTGGAACTATCCAATTCGCGCATGGCGTTGCAGGCTCTGGATGATGACGAGAGAAATACCGTAACTTTAACTTACGGTATTCGCGGGAACCCAAATCATAGCGCTGTCTCTGAATCTGGTTTCTACAAGCTGATCGCCCGCAGCCGTAAAGCTATTACGCCGGGCACATTCGCCCATCGTTTCAGTAATTGGGTATTTCGCGAGGTTATCCCTTCTATCCGCAAAACTGGCTCTTATGGTGTGCCGTTTGCGTTCCTGAACGACTTTAGCCGGCGCATGGCGGCTTATCAGCAGGAGGCCAGCAAACGCGGGTATAAGTTGCAGCAGTGTAAGGGGGCAAAAGAAGCTCTTGAGCGGGAAGAGATTCAGTTGTGGCGTAAGTATCAGCCCGAGCTATTGAAGGAAAATGGCGATGAATAAAAAGGCGGAAAGTCGCCGGGATTTTTACCCGGCAGAGAGCATGCTTAATCAGCCCTTTGGCTCGATACCACGCTGCTGGAGTTCCTTGCGAATAATTCTCTTAAGCCATGCGGCTAGAGACTCATCACCATCTTGCTGTTGCGCTCGTTCCATCATCTCTCGAAGCTCTGGATCAAGCCGAAATTGGAATGGAGGATTGCCTCGTCTCTCGTTTTTGTGTGTTGACACGTCAATTACACCCGATGTAATGTGTTTATGTGTAATGACACATTACACACAGGAAATGAAAAAGACAACGCCCCGAAGTGCGGGAACACTTCCAGGGCGTCTAACCAAAACGTTAGTTGAGGTAACATTATGGCTTGCACTAAGTCTACCCAAACACGCCTTGAATTTACATGGCGTTTTCTCACCTTGGGCGAATTCACAAATCAGATCGTCAATGTTACTGCTTCCACCGAGCGCGAAGCACGCGAAAAAACGCCGGCAGGATGTGTCTGTATTCTGGCGTGTCGTTTTCGCGTTGAGGAGGTGCAGCATGTTTAACCTCCAGACCCTGACAGCAAAAGCCCGCGAGCTGCGCGGCAACGTGGTAAAAGCCACTACCACGAAGGGCACCCGCACCATGACCCCCGTTTACGAACGGGAAGAGCAGCGCAAACTGCGTGAGCGTATCCAGCAGACCCAGCCGGACTGGGTTTTACTCTGGTGGGATATTGCGACCGTTACCGGCTGGCGTACCAGCGACGTGTGCAACTTCCGTTACTCCTGTATCAACTGGGAAACCGGCATTGCCACAATCATCGTAGCGAAGCAGACCAAAGCGGCGGAAGCCCGAGCAACCCGGAAGGGGATCGAGATTGTTCGCCAGCAGCGCAAGGATGCTGCCCGGCTTGCTGGCGATCACATTGGGTACATGCACTGGGATAGCGTGAGCTGCGACGAACTGGCCGCCGGCATGACGGAAGAAGAACAGGCGATCGTGTTTGAGCTGGTGGCAAAGGCTGAAGTGAAGCACGACACCAAACAGCTGCCGCCGGGCATCATCAAACGACTGCGCGAACGCATGGAGCGCAATCTTATCGGTGACGACCTGGTATTTTCCCGCAGCCAGATTGAAAGTAACCGTTGCCAGTCTCTGGAAGGTAGCGTGAGCCGCCAGACGATCTGGAAGAAACTTCACAACGTAATGGTGTGGTTTACCCGCGTAGTAAACAAACGTCTGCGCCTGAGCGCCTACTCCAGCCGCAAAATTGCCGCGTTTAATCTCATGTCCGCCGGCGGCGAACAGGGTTTGCTGGTCGCCTCTGAAATGCTCGGGCACAGTAACCCGGCAATCACCCGAACTTATCTCCAGCTGGGGAGCAAGGCCGCGGCTATCCAGACACGCCTCGCTATGGAGGTAAACGCATGAAAAAGCCAACTCAAAACGAATCCATTGCCATGCTGACGACCAGCGCAGGCCAGGCGCTGGAATACAGCCGTCAGGCGCTTGCCGTTCTCGATATGTGGATAGATACACTGGCGCCGGATGATGAAATGGAAAGCTTTCGTGTCGCGGCGGTTCACAGCCTGGTCAGTCAGGCATCGGAATATCTGGTGAAAGTCAGGGAGGTCAGGCCATGACCGCTATTTATAATCTGGTGCGCTGTAGCGATGGCAAAACCGTATTCAGTTTTCCGGCCGGCGGCCGCTATCTGGTGGACACGTCGAACGGGTTACAGTCGATGCGCCCCCTTATGGACAACGAGATCCTTTTCACAGTGGAGAGTGCCGCGCGCTTTCTGAAGAAAATTGGTTATCAGGTAATCCCGCCAGCGTCGTGAGGTAAAAAAATATGACGATTGAAAATTCCGGCTTAACTGCTGGTGGCCGCGCTCACCCTGAAATCAGGCCGGGCGATAAATGGAAAGATAGTCGGGGCGGGATCGTAATTATCGAAAGTTACCGATTCGACAGAGTGACATATTGCCGCGAGGGGTACAGCTCACCGTGTTTTTGCACGCCAGAAAGACTGGCGCGGGAATTTGAATTTGTTTCTTCCGCGCCGGGCACCGGTGGAAGAGATATCGATCGAATTATGCGGGTGCAGGGCATCGAACGAATTCGGGTTATGCGGGAAATCATCAGGGAGCGAGGGAACAGAAAATGAAGAATGCACCAAACCTTAAAAAGCAGCCGGCGGATCTCATGGAGGAGTCAATCATCTTTGCCGGCGCCGATGCCTGGACGTTCGCCAAAGCATGGCAGGAAATGAACCCGATTGGCGATACGGTGCCGCCGGTTGTGCTGGATAAAAAGCAGCTGGCAGAGCTGGAGAATATCCGCATTGTGGATGATGGACGGCTCTATGCCCGGGTTTGCCGCGGCGGGCATCTGACCGAACGGCAGATAACCATTCTCGCCACAAAGCTGGCGGTGGCCGGCGTGGAGCGCGCGCAATTCTACTCTGAAGGTTATCAGCTGCTGGAGGACTGGACGCCCCAGTTGCCGCGCCTCAAAGCCGATGCGGAAGCCGGCAAAAGCATGGTGATCGGCAAACCGCTGACAGATGTAAACCTTCGCGACCTGGCTGATAACGAAAAGGCGCTCATACTGGCCGCGCGTTACACCGGCATTGCGATCAATGAAAACAGCGAAGGCGTGTACGTCTACCGCGCTGGCATCTGGGAGAAAACGTCACTGCTCGAACTGAGCCGCGAAATGGTGGCTATCTACAACGAGAACAAAACCAACTTCAGCAAGCGCGCGATCATCAACGTTATCGACGCCCTGAAAATCGTTATCCCGGTAATGGGGGAGCCGCGGCGCAGCCTGATCCCCTTTGCTAATGGCGTCTACGATATGGAAACCGGCGTTTTCTCCGAACACAGCCAGGATAACTGGCTGACCAACCACAACGGCGTGACCTACACACCGGCGGTGCCGGGCGAAAACCTCCGCGACCACGCGCCGAACTTCCATAAGTGGCTAAGTTACGCATCAGATAGAGACGCAATTAAGATGCAGCGTATCGCTGCGGCGCTCTTTATGGTTCTGGCGAACCGGTACGACTGGCAGCTGTTCCTCGAGATAACCGGGGAGGGTGGCAGCGGGAAAAGTGTCTTTACCCATATCGCCACGATGCTGGCCGGCGCGCATAACACTGCGAGCGGGAACATGGCGGCGCTCGACAGCGCACGCGGACGGGCGCAGTTCGTCGGTAAGAGCATGATAACGCTTCCTGATCAGCCCAAATATTCAGGTGAGGGCACCGGGATAAAGGCAATCACCGGCGGGGATGCGGTGGAGATCGACCCGAAACACGAGCATCAGTACACCGCCGTTCTGCGGGCGGTGGTTGTGGCCACGAACAATACGCCGATGATTTTCACCGAACGTGCCGGCGGCGTTTCCCGGCGCCGCGTAATTTTCCAGTTTAACCGGCGCGTCAGCGAAGAGGATAAGGATCCCGACCTGGCAGAGAAGATATCCGCTGAAATTCCGGTGGTTGTTCGTCGGCTGCTGGCGAACTTTGCGAACCCGGAAAAAGCGCGGGCGCTTCTGCTGGAGCAACGGAACAGCGAAGAGGCATTAGAGGTGAAACAGAAAACGGATCCGCTTTATGCCTTCTGCGCGCATCTGGAGCGGCTGGCTGATTGTGCGGGAATGATGGTAGGAAACCGCAATCCGCCTCACTATCCGCGAATTTATCTCTATCACGCTTACCTGGCATTCCTTGAGGCCAACGGTTTCGACAAGCCGCTGACGCTGAATAAATTCGCAGAGGGGATGGAAAGCGCGATGAGGGAGTTTAATCACGAGTACCGTAAGGAACGGAGAGCTCGTGGCATGGTGACTAACGTTGAACTTTCGGAAAGTGCGGAAGACTGGTTACCTCAGACGCATCCTGTAGCCGGTCATAAAGAATGAAGTTCAGATAAATATGGAGAAAGGTATACATGGTATACATCGAGTGAATAATTTATATATAAATCAGTGAAATAAACCATGTATACCTTGTTTTCAGGTATACACAGGGTGTACATGGTGTTCATTCTCTCATTAATCATCTGATGGTTTATTAATCAGAATGATGTATACCGTGTAGACCTGAAATACCAAAATGTAGGCTGGTATTCATAGGTTAATATATTGTTTTATAGGTAATTTATTGCCTTAATGAACACCATGTATACCTTGAGGGCAAATTCTTTAAAACGCATCCACTCTTTTCGCGTTGTACACCCCTGCAATTTCATTAACATCGTTTCATAAATCGCAATTGATTATTCGATTGTTGCGATTAATGGAATTTTAACGGTTGCTATTACAGGGGGTATCATGAGCAAGGTTAACGTTAAGCCCGTCCTGCTGAACGGGGAGCAGATTCAGGCTCTGAAAACCATTCAGGAGAGGGAGCGCCAGAAGTCGGGCATGGGGATCGCGCCGTCAATCCATGCTGTTGCGCGCAAGGTATTTGATGCAGGGCTATCAAAAATGGAGGCTGGCCAGTGAGCTACTCAATCAAAATAGGGAAACACAGCATCGAGCTGGCAGGTTATGCCGGTAAGGTTGTTGCGCCAAATACTCAGATGGCCGCTTTATTCCGTGGCATGGCGGGCGAACTCACCAGCCTGAGGACAACGGCGCAGCAGGCCGAAGCTGAGGCGGATTTGCTGGACGTTATCCGCAACGACCCGGATCTGAACGAACAGGCAAAAAACCGCAGGGCAGGTGAAGCTCGGAACCCGGACACGCTCAAAGACTTTACGCGCGGGGTGGCAGCCGTAAGCGAGCAGGCCGCAAACATTCTCGATTACCTGAAGAATAAGCTCGCACCGGTTAATCCCCTGGCATCTGATGATGTTCAGGGATTCATGCGTGACAGTGAAATGCGCCAGGCATTCGCAAGGCTGGATCGCCGCAGCCAGGAAAAAATGCTGCTGTCGATGCACAGTGGAAAGCATCAGGAGCTGGCGGACGCCTTACTAAGGGCGCATGCTGTGTGTTCGGGACTCGATACGGAACAGCTAAAACGTCTTGGCTTCTCCCGTATCGCATCGGAGAACGGGCAAGTGATTAGCGCGGTTGCCGAGCTGGTCGATGCGGTAAGGAAAGACGTCGCACAAATTACAGCTGTCCGAACCTGGTATAACAATCTCGTTTACGGGAAGAACGACGATCCATCAGAAGTTCTGCCCCGCATGACCGGCCTTGATCAGTTAAGCGAACATGTCAGCGCGATGCTCAAAGGCAGCCAGCGGCAGACACATTCAGAAGAGAAGCAGGCCGCCTGAGGGCGGCTTTTTTCTGCCCGGAGGGAAACACAGGATGCTGTTAAGTAAATCAGCCTACGCCAGGCATATGGGCGTCAGCCGGCAAACTGTTTACGGCTGGATAGCCCGCGGTGAAATTGTAATTTCAGGCGATAAAGTGGATGTCGAAGCATCGCAGGCTAAACAAAATTCTGCTGGTGCTGGCGAACACCAGACTGAAATGACGTGGGCGCAGGCCGCCGCATGGGTATGGAAGCATGACGGCGAGGAAGCGCTGCCGGCTGATATTGATGCTGGCCAGCGTATAGAGGCAGCAGCCGCTGAGCTGGGTTTTGATGTTCAGCACGAGCCCGCAGAGCAACTACTGATTCTCTTCCGGCTGGATGAAGAAACCCACAGCTTCTATGGCAAAGACCGTGCAGCAGGCGCTTTACGGTTTCTTCGTTCTGAGCTGGCTTACGTTGCCACAATGCACCCCGATACGCTGGATGACTGGAACAAAACTGGTTTAATGTCACTCTGCCTGCTGGACGGCGAAAAACTGTAA